CCGGTTTTAGAAGGGGCAATCGGATACCAAGATTTTGGCTTCGTAAAAAACGGTATTACCGTTCACGACTTTTTGTCTCCTGTCGTCCTGGACGGAATAGCATATAGCCACTACTGGTCTGCGCCAATGACCGGGCGCGCTTACGGCGGGATGGCGTCAACGATTCTAGGCAAGCTCGGCCATAGTTACACGCAAGGGCATAGGCAGGTATTCGACTACGCGACAAAAAACTGCCAAGTAACAGGCCGCGAAATGATCGGGCTAATAGCCGGTGCGTGTTATGTCCACGCCGAGCCTTATTTGGGATATCAAGGTAACTCACATTTTCGCGGATTGATCGTTAAAAACGAAGTGCACGACGGTCATTATGATATAATGCGAGTAAGCCTGAATTACTTGTGCAAACAAAATGAAGGAATGGGTCTGCGTAAATTCCTCGAAATGAAATATCCGCAATCGGCATGGGGTCATATCAAGTGAATATCACTTTAGACAACCCACAAGAACGCCGCGTAATCGTCGGGCTGGCTGGCCGCAAGCGTGTGGGGAAGGACAGCATCGCGGATATTTTGATTTACGAATACGGGTTTATATCGGACTCTTTCGCCGCACCGTTTCGCGATTTTATTAGTCAAGCAATATGCTGTGATTTTGCAGATGTTGTTGATAAAGAGGCCCCTATTGACTGGCTCGGCGGAAAATCGCGCCGCGAACTAATGCAATTACTTGGCACTGCGTGGGGCCGCAAAATGATCCACGCCGACATCTGGATAAATGCGCTGCGTCAGCGAATCGCGAAATACCCCGCTAGTCACACCTGCCCGCTAGTGATCACCGACATTCGTTTCGAGGACGAAGCGCAAGCCGTGCGCGATATGGGTGGCTGGGTAGTGCATGTGCGCCGCCCACAACTGCCGTACACCGACATGCACGAATCCGAATCCGATTTACAGATATATAAAATGGACGGAATCGTTTACAACGACGGCGACCTGCCCGCGCTGGAATCAACAGTGATAAATGCGGTTATTCCGGCAATAGAAAAATTATTCGGTGCGCAGTCATGACTACGCCGATCCGCAAGGGAAATATAACCCCGATCGCTTCCGCCGGCGTCACACTCACGCCGATATTTGCGCTGCTCGATCACGTTCGAATTACTCCCGCGCAAATACCCGGAATCGTCGTGGGCATTTTGATCGAGCCGGGTAATCAGATCAGTTATCAAGTCAAACATTGGGTCGATTGCGTTAGCGAGACGACAAATTGCGTTGCGTCGGAGCTTGAAGCGATATGAGCGCAGCGCTCGCCACTGCGCCGAAGAAGCCGACCAAGCGCCCGCAGCGCCACGCCCTGCGCGTGATCAAGGGCGGCTTTGCTCCGGCTGACTGCTCGGCGGCTACAGGATTGCGCGCCAAGGGCTACCGCATCGGCGATTTGGTGTTTGCGCAGATCACCAAGCCTCGCAATCCGCTGTTTCATCGCCTTGTGCACCGTTTCGGAACACTGGTCGCGAACAACATCGACGCATTCACCGGACGCGACTCGCACGACGTGCTGAAGCGATTGCAGGTCGAGGGCGATATCGGGTGCGATCACGTCGGTCTTAACTTTCCCGGCATTGGCCCATGCGTGTATCGCATACCACGCAGCCTGAGTTTTGAATCGATGGACGATGGTGAATTCAGCCAGATTTACACCGCGTTCGCGCAATACGTTTCTGACACCTATTGGCCGTCACTGACTGCAAAGCAGATTCAGGAAATGGCGTCCGCCATGCCGGAGGAAGTTTGATGCGTAGCAAGAATTCAAAAGCTATAAATAGCGCGGAATCTGAATGGATGGGCCGCGTCAAAGAGCTGCCGTGTTCGGTCTGCGACACGCACGGGCCTAGCTACGCGCACCACGTCAATCAGGGGCAGCATTTTACGGTAATCGCGCTGTGTTTCGAATGTCATCAAGGCAAGGGCGGATGGCACGGCGACCGCACGCAGTGGCGAATTCGCAAAATGGCTGAAATTGACGCGCTAGCGATCACAATTGAAAGGATGGCCGCATGAAATATCCACACACACCCGGAAGCGATCAAGCCGTGAAAGATGGCTGCTCTTGCCCCGTGCTTGATAACGCGCGCGGCAGGGGCTGCGGATACATGAGCCAGGACGGCGAGCCGTGCTTTATCTACAACGCAGCGTGCCCACTGCACGGGTGCGCAGTTGCGTTCCCGGAAGACACGATTTTTGCCCGAGACACGTCCGGACCGGCATACGGCGCAGCGGCGCGAATGAAGGAAAAAATCGCATGAAATTCCGAACCGTTTGTATCTGCATCGGCCTGCTACTCGCGACGATCAAAGTAGTCAGCACGCTAGCTGTAGCGTTGCCGATCCAGCCGCCGCCGATCTACGTCCTGCTGATTGATCACGCGCATCACTACGTACAGACGTGCCAGCAAATTCGCTGGACGACAAGCGGCGACATTGCGCAGCGGCCTAACATTGCAGAGTTCGGCGAGCCGTGCGTTGCGGATACGATTTTTTATGACGGGATGGAATCGCCATGACATTTCGAGTAACGATCGGCATCGATCCTGGCGCTACCGGCGCGCTGGCAATCCTCGCTGATGGCCGCTGCACTGCGCTGTATGACATGCCGGTTATGCCTGGTGCTGTGCGTGGCATGCAGGTCAATACAAGGGCGCTGGCTGCGATCCTGCGCGGAGTATTGCATCAATATCAGGGCGCATTCCCTTTCGCCGTGCTGGAAGAGGTGGCGGCCATGCCGGGGAACGGACGAAGCTCGATGTTCAGTTTCGGAAAATCATACGGCGCTGTAATCGGCGTACTTGGCGCGCTGGACATCGGCATCGTGCCAGCCAATCCCGCTGTCTGGAAAAAACACATGCATCTCAGCGGCAAGGAAAAAGACGTGGCGCGCACTGTTGCGATCGAGCGATTCCCGAATGTCGCCGACCAGCTCGCGCACAAAAAGGATATTGGCCGAGCCGACGCTCTCTTGATTGCGTTGTGGGCCGAGCTGACCGAGCAAGTGCCGTTGGGGGTTGCAGCATGAGACCAAACCTAAGCAACCCGCTTTCGAAGATCCGCGCAGCTCGGGCCAACAAGCCGCACGAATACGTGATCGAGGGCGAGAGTTACACGCTACAGCAGATCGCCGATAGCATCGGTTTGAGCAGGACATCCGTATCGAAACGTCTCAACGAAGTGCGCGCCGGCACGCTGAAAAACACTTGGGCTGATCTCGGGAAGAAGCGCGCATGAACAATTTATCGATACTAATGGCGGGAACCTCTATCTCCGTCATCATCGATTTATCGAAGCTCAGTTATCGCGAAGTTTGCGAGATCGCCAACAGTGATCTTAGTTCGATTCCTGAAGACTGGCGAGACCTAGCGCGCGCAATCCAAAAAATGGCGATCACAAATAAGGGTATCGATGACGCATTGAAAGCCATGCTAGCGAAACGCACATGACCGAGGCGCTGACATCGCCGGAATATCACTTAGAGCGGATCGCAAGGAAGCGAATAGTCGCAAAACTCATCAAATGCGGAGGTTGCCCGATGTGCCAGCACAGACACGAATGGACATGCACGACGACGAGTAGATCATTTCCGCTATGCGTGAAAGATGGGGGCAATCCGGGGTTTCTGTTAGATGAGGAGACTATATGACTAACGCAGCACGCAATTTGCCGGATGATGAGACCGATCAGCGCAGGGCTGTGCGAGACCCGTCACTTGATGAGCGTCTGAAAAATTGGGCGGACGAATACGGCGGCGGAAAATACGAAAACATCGGGTACGCCAGCAAAAACATGTTGCAGACGTTGATCGAGCATCGCGGCGAGCCACCGGATAGCGGCGGTTTCAAGCGAATCTCACACCGCACGCTGGCGGATGAGGTGGAAGACGCCGTGCAAATTCTGCTAAAAGACAATGACCGCAAAATATCACGCTCCGGCCACATCATCCGCATCGAGCATTTTCGGCCTGACTTGACTGTCAAAGACAAGATCGGGAAGCTGCGATTGATCGGCGTTTCTGTTAGCGAAAATTTCTACCCGGAAGGTCGGGACTTGGCGCGCGCATCAATCAAAATGTACTTGCAAGCGCTGCGGAAATTAAAATCGATTTAGGGGATTGCATTCCCCCGCGCACTAGCCTATAAAGGGAGCACGGTCGGATATTGTCACTTCTGCCCGAGCCGCGCCTTAAATTCGGCGAAAAATACAACTCAAGATCACCAAAGCCCTGGCCTCACAGCCTGGGCTTTTTCGTTTGGGCTAGGCCCCGCCGGCGCTGCGTAGCGGCAAAAATCCGGCGTTATACCTTTACATCGTCAAGCGCGCGGACAATTACAGCCATCGCGCTGGTTGCATAGCCAGCTTCGAGGAGTAGATCCAGCTTTTGCGCCGCAGCTTGCGGTAATACGCCGCCGGGCATACGTCGTCCACCGCCCGCAATCTTGCGGGCCTCGCTGGCCCGGACGCGATCGGAGAGTGGTACCGGTTTTGATTTGCCGGTCATTTGCTCATGATCCGAGTTAGCTCAAGATCGGCAATCGCTCCGGCATGATCGGCGGCCCTGTCGCTAGCTGACAGCAGCTTAAATGCAGCCGACATAATCGCGTCAGCATCGCCGATGGATTGGCAATCAAGGCCAACAATGGCCATTGGATTGTGATTGTTGCGCATGTACTGATAAGCGGCGTCATGCACAGCCTTTGCGCTGTGTGTGATGCAAGCGTTTTTGATGATGTCGTCGTTAGAGATCATTTCGATTTCCTTTTTTGATTAATCGGCTTTGTGGCTTGGTGCGCGGCTAGTGCGCTCGCCGGTCTGGTCGGTCTCGCCGCAGCCGTAGGCGCGAACTGCGTTGCGATCAGCGCGGATTGCTGCATCGCTCTTTTCGCCAGCGATGCGAGTTGCATATTGTGCGTCGGTTTCGGTGTGGGTAGCGGTCACGTTGGTATATCCCAGTACATCACCGCGTCCTGCTGCTTTTGTCTGAGCGACGATCTGCGCAAACGTGCGATCGTTAATCTGGATCAGCTTGTCATTGCGCACAACCTCAACATTACCATTCGGGCGGCGAACGGTCAGATCTACGTGGCTTGGTGTCGTGTGGGTCATCTTGTTCATTTTGTTTAATCCGTGCGCTTGTTGGTGTAGGTATAGATTACCGCGTTACGCGCGTAACGTCAATCATTTTATTGTAAAGGAATGTAAAGATGAGCATCTGGGAAAACATCAAAGCGTGGTTTGAGGTCATTTTCCATCACGCGCACGCCGGCACGTTGCCGCCCGCGCCGGTTGTCGGCGGGCCTCCGGTTTCTGTTCCGCCGATTAATCCCGTAGTTATTACGCCGCCCGCGCCGCCGCTGCCGCTTCCGCCGGTTGTGCCCGTCGTGCCCGTCGTGCCCGTATCGAATCTGCCAGCTGGCGCAGTACTCACGCACGGCATTTGCGGAATGACTGATGCAGTCAAAGCAAAGATTGACGCGATTCGAGCACGCAACCCGCAAACGAACGTGTTCACCGCGTTTTATGCTCCGTTTTTTCGTCAATTGCTAACAATCGACGACCAACGCGTTGAAGCTGATTGGCAGATGTCGCAGACGTACCCAATGATACCCGGCGCTGAATTCGACCCGGCTGCCATCGCGAAAGAAGTATCAGGCTTGCAGCCCGTGATATCGGTGCATCCTTTTGTGCTCGGCTCCGGCGTTGTGCCGGGCTGCGTGATTTTTCACGACGACTACAAGACCGAATCCGATGTGCTAGCAAAGATCGACGCGATCGATGCAGCCGGTGGATATGCTGGCGGTAGCGCTGGCGGCATCGTTGTTCACAGCTAATCATGCCATTCAGCGGAGCAATGCCAGCATCCAGCCTGTTCGCCAAAATCGTTGGCTGCTTGCTGGCTAGCTCGATGGGCTTAATCGGCTTTGTACTACGTGACGACATGCAAAGCATAGATCGCAACAGTCGCGATATTTCTGCGCTGAAACAATCAGATGTCGGCATGATCGAGCAGCGCAACGATTTGACGCATAAGCGTGATCGTGAAAACGACGACATTAAAGCGTCGCTTGCAGATATACGCACAGAGCTGCGCGAAATCAGAAAAGACTTAAAGCGATAAAATGATGGAAAAACCATCTGACAAAATTTGGTCAACTGCCGATGCGCATCTCGGCGGGGCTTTAATGATCATTGCGAGCGCATCAAAAAACGGCAAGCCGTCAGCGGAAATGATGGACGCAATCGGCTCGGCGGTGAAAAGCGCGCGCGACGTTCTTTTCACTTCTGACCCGCTTACGCGTCGAATTGAATTTCTATTTCTCGCCGTACGCGAATCGACGACAGTGACCGAAACGCTCGGCACTGACGGCAAGACATATACGACTGTCAAAGTCCGCGACCGCGATTTGTACAACTACGCAATGTCCGGCATTCACAAGCTTGAAAAATCACTTTGAACGCGCGTCAAGAAATGGCATTTGCGCTGCTATTCGGCGCTGTCGTGTTAGCTGCTGTGGCTAAACTGATACACATATTGATTAACGCATGACTGCTCAGTTATTGCACGGCGATTGCCTCGAACTAATGCAGGCAATACCAGACGGTAGCGTAGATTTGACGGTCACAAGTCCTCCATACGACAACCTGCGGACATACAACGGCTTCACGTTTGACTTTGAGGGTATCGCTCGCGAGTTGTACCGCGTGACAAAACAAGGCGGCGTGGTGGTATGGGTTGTTGGCGATGCGACCGTGAAAGGTAGCGAAACGGGCACCAGTTTCCGGCAGGCGCTGTATTTCAGGGATGTATGCGGGTTCAACCTGCACGATACGATGATATGGACTAAGGATGGTGGCGGTGCGGTTGGCAGCAATTATTGCTATACGCAGAATCATGAGTTTATGTTCGTGTTTAGTAAAGCGCGTCCGGCCACGGTTAATTTGATTCGCGACAAACCGAACCAGTCCGCAGGCAAAGACAAGAGTGGGATTGGTCGCCGCAAAGCATCTGGTAAGCATAAGGTTGAGGTCAGGACGCTTTGCTCCGCACTAAGCAAGCGCAACAACTGGTGGTACATCCCGCCTCAACGAGGGCAGCACCCTGCCGTATTCCCTGAGCGACTAGCCGCCGACCACATCGCATCGTGGAGCAATCCCGGCGACCTAGTGCTAGATCCGTTTCTAGGCTCAGGCACGACCGGGAAGATGGCCGTGCAGATGGGTCGCAACTTTATCGGCATTGAAATCAGCGCCGAATATCTTTCTATCGCATCCGATCGCATCAATGGCGCGCAGCAACAGTTAAGGATGATCGCATGACCCGAACACTTGACCCCGCATCGATCGACGCACTCAAGAAGCGCGAGTCATGCCGATTGACTGCGTATAAAGATGAGGGTGGTGTCTGGACAATTGGTTACGGGCACACCGGGGATGTAATCGAAGGCGCAACGCTTATACAGTCTGACGCAGACGCTTTGTTTCTGTCAGACGTACAGCCGTTTTGCGATTGCGTGGATGCTAGCGTTACAGTGCCGATTCGCGATAATCAGCGCGGCGCACTCGTGAGCTTTGCTTACAACGTCGGGCAATTTGCATTCAGGTCTTCGACACTGCTGAAGGTATTAAACGCTGGCGGCTATGCCGGCGTGCCCGCTGAAATGATGAGGTGGGTGTGGGTAACGATCGACGGCAGGAAGGCTAAGTCACCCGGTCTTGAGAATCGCAGGCTTGGCGAGGGCGGGCAATGGGTGCAGGGTGCATACGTGAGCGGATCTAGTATATCGCCGGATGCGCCCGTCTCGCCGTGGAACACGATGCATATCAAGATCAAGGCAGCCGGTATCGCCATCGCTGGTTCCGGCATAACGGGTGGCGCACTAACTGACGCGGGCGGCAAGCTGCAATCGTTTGCATCATCGTGGCATATGCTGGCGTATGCGGGCATGGCGCTAACGGTGGTCGGCGTGGTGTGGGGAATTTTCAGGCGGGATACGTGATGCCATTCCTCGCCCTGCTCGCAAAGATTCCGACACGCTGGTACGTGTACATCGGCCTGGCTATCGCTGCGATCGCCTACATCGGTCATGTCCATCACGCTGGGTACGAAGAGGGCGTGGCGCATCAAGTGGCGGAAGACGACAAGGCTGCAGCGAAGCAAGCCGAATCCATCGCGACTACGGCAAAGACCGAAAACGCCGCGCTCGATACGAAATACAACGCGCTCGACGCAGCGCTGAACAAATACACGGTGACGTATGACTCTCTCAAAACTACTCTGCCTGATTGCGCTAACGCTAGTGCTGACATCGTGCGATTGGTCAACACGCAGCACAAAGCCAATCCCGGCAAACTGTGATCAACGGTGTTATGAGCCATGCGGAGACTTGCCCGACTGGGACGGCACGTACACAGATGCGGTCAAGTTGCTCGGCGAATATGGCAACGCATACGCACAGTGCGGCCTCGCACGCCAAGCCTGCGCCGAATGTTTGACGCGGCTGCAGAACGCGAAAGTGATTGAGTGAACAATGGCTGCTGTAAAAGTTAAACGCAAGATCGGCCGGCCACGTACCGCAACCGATGATCTGCCAATCGGATGGCAGAAGACTATGATCAATTGCGGCAGTGAGGGCGGATCGGCCGTCGAAGTGCGCGTATTGCTCGGCATATCGACATCGGCATGGGAAACCTTGCTGACTGATTCCGCAGAGTTTCGTGAAACCGAAAAAGCGGCGCGCGATCTTTGCAATGTATGGTGGGAAAAGAACGGACGAAAGCTGGCTATCGAAGGTGGCGGAAATTCTGCTATCTGGATATTCAACATGAAGAATCGTTTCGGGTGGAGAGACAAAGCCGAGGACGGCGACCGCGAATCTGACAAGCCCGCGCCAACTCAGGTTGTGGTTGAGGTTCGCGACGCCCGCAAGCCGTAATGCCGACACTGAACGAGCCGCAAGCGCGATTCCTGGCGCTGCCTCACAAGTTCCGGGCATACGTTGCGGGTTATGGGGCCGGTAAGACGTGGGCTATCTGTGCCGGCGCATGCAAGCACTATTGGGAGCATCCGAAGGCGAATCGCGGTTATTTTGCGCCGAGTTATCCGCAGATCCGTGATATCTACTTTCCGACGATCGAAGAGGTTGCATTCGATTGGGGTTTGCGGGTTGACATCGCCCAGGCGAACAAAGAGGTTCATTTCTACAGCGGACGCCAATACCGTGGCACGACGATTTGCCGGTCGATGGAGAAGCCAGAAACAATCGTCGGGTTCAAGATCGCGCGCGCTGATATCGACGAAATCGATACGCTGGCAACACGCAAGGCCGAGCAGAGTTGGCGCAAAATCATTGCCCGCCTGCGACTCGGGTTTGACGGGTTGAACGGCGCTGATATCGCGACAACGCCCGAGGGTTTCCGATTCACCTACGCGCAGTTCGTCAAGGCGGTTCGCGACAAGCCGGAACTGGCCGACATGTACGGCATTGTTCAGGCCAGCACATACGATAACGAGGCGTTTCTGCCGGAGGACTACATTGCGAGCCTGCTCGCGACATACCCGCCGAATCTGATCGAGGCGTATCTCAACGGACAGTTCGTCAACCTGACGAGCGGCACGGTTTACCACGCCTACAGTCGATCGCTGAACGCCTGCGATGACGTGGTGCGAGATACCGACGAGCTGTACATCGGCATCGACTTCAACGTCGGCAAGATGGCTGGCATTGTTCACGTGTTGCGGGATGGATTGCCGCGCGCCGTGGCTGAAATCATCAACGCTTACGACACGCCGGACATGATTCGGCAGATCAAAGAGCGTTACTGGAAACACACCGGCAGTGACTGGCAGAAGACGCGCGAAATTCGAGTTTACCCGGACGCATCGGGCGGCTCGCGCAAGTCGGTAAATGCCAGCGAGACGGATATAGCATTGCTACGCGCAGCTGGGTTTCAACCCTTGGCACCGGCAAGCAATCCACCGGTCAAGGATCGAATCAACGCGATGAACGCGATGTTCTGCAACGCCAACGGGCAGCGCAGGTATCGCGTGAATGCGCAGACTTGCCCAACGTATGCCGGTCATCTTGAGCAGCAGGTGTGGGGCAGCAACGGCGAGCCGGACAAAAGCGCGGGCAACGATCACACGAATGATGCGGGCGGATATTGCATTCACCGCATGTTCCCGCTGATCAGGCCTGCGATGGACATCAATTTGAAGTGGGCTGCATGAGCCACGCACCGAACCAAACAAGCCCGCTAACGCGGGTTTTTTATTGCATGGAATCCTGAATTGTCAAACGATACCGTCGAATACTGCCGCCCGGAGCACAGCGCGAACCTGTCGCTGTGGCGCATGGTGTCGGATGCGTGCTCAGGTCAGGCAGCAATCAAGCGCGAGGGCGTGCTGTATCTGCCGCGCCCGAATCCGTCGGATGTGTCGATCGAGGCAAATCAGCGGTATGCGCAATACCTGCATCGCGCGGTGTTCTACAACGTCTGCGGACGCACACTTTCGAGCCTCATCGGAATCGCTTACAGCGCATGGCCGGACATCAAAACGCCGGACTCGATCAAGTACGTGATGGAAAACGCCGACGGCGCTGGGCAATCGATCGTACAAGTCGCGCAGATGGTCACAGCGGAAGTGTTGCGCACGGGTCGCGCCGGTATTCTTGTCGATTTCCCATACGTGGAAGAGTCTAAACAGACAAGTCAGGATGATGTTGCGAAGGGCGCGCGCATCGCGACGATGAACATGTACCCGGCGCACAGCATCGTCAATTGGCGCACGGAGC